GTATTATAATAATTAATATTTATATTTAATTAAAAAGAAAAAAATAAAACAAAAAAAGAAAAAAATTAAAGTCTTTTGAAGTTGACTAATCTTTCAGCATATCCGGTTAACGATGATAATTGATCAAGCGTATACCCCGGATGTTCGATAATCGTTTCATCTGGTATCAAAAGCTCCGCTGCGAATGTGTGAGCTTCAATTTCAGTTTTGTTTGATTGAAACTGTTTACCATAACTGAAAAAATAATAATCTTCATTGTGCATAATACTATGTGCCAATTCATGAGCGACAACAGTATCTCTTAGCTTATCATCCTCGATTCTATCGTTGATATAAATAAATTTCTTATCCCATATTTTCATGTAGCATCCTTGCAGTTCTCCTAAGTCTCCATACTGGATTGTTACGTCAAGGTAACTAGCAAGTAAATATGGATTTCTCGTACCGTATGTTTCAATCAAATCATTTACTGTATTTTTGATTTGATTTTTTCTCATACATAACCCTCCTGTTTATTTTTTTAGCATTGCAAGTGAAATCTCAATCTGTTTTAGTAATAAATCTATCGTATCGTTATTGACAGGTTTACCATCATAACGAACAGGTTTCATTGAGTCACTTCTTAAAAGTTCTTCAAGCTCCCTGTATTTTTGCTTGAGATCGTCAGTGTTATCTTTCTCTTTCTGCTCATCCTCCTTTCCTGTCATTATGAAATCTAATGACACGTTAAAATAATCAGCTATCTTTTTTAATTTCTCAGCATTTGGTTTAGAAGTGCCAAGTTTACTTAGATAACCTTTTCCAAAGCCTAAGTCTCCCTCAACTTTGTTCATAGATACATGATTGAGTTTGCATAGGTGTCGGATGCGTTCTTTCATGTCCATATTTTGCTCCTTTCACAAAATTCTGAAAAAATCGCAAAAAACTATTGACAAACTGAAAAAATCGCATATAATTAAGATATAGCTTCTGAAAAAATCGCAAAATAATAGCGAGGCAGTTTGCTTGAATAGTTTTTTAATTTTTTGTGGTAATTAGATTATAGAATATATTCAGAACTAAGTCAATATTATTTTGTGATATTTTCAGAATAATAAATAGAAGAAAGGAGTAAAAAATGTTAATTGGCACGAAAGTAAAGGAAATTGCTAAGAAAAAAGGAATTTCACTTAATCAGTTAGAAAAAGATACAAAAATTGCCACAGGCAGTATTTCAAAATGGGACAAGATTAGTCCATCGTTTGAAAAGGTGTGTAATGTAGCAAAGGCATTAGATATTAACGTGGATGAGCTGATAGGAGATGAGAATAAGCAGTGTTAAGAAGAACTAAGAAACTTTTAAAGAAAATAGCAGAAATGCTTTATAAGAACTGCGATAAGTTTGGATTAACAAAACAGGATAAAGAGGTTAAAGAGTTAAAAGAACTTATCGACAAGATGGGAGAGTGAGTAGATGTATATACAACCATATTACCTTGGTTTGTTCGTAGGAGCTTTTGGAACTGTTGCAACAGAAATTGTAATTGTGCTGATTAGCAACTACAGAGACAAGAAAAGAAAACAGAAGATGCAGGAGAGATTCAAGGAAGAATCCGAAGAGTAAGAAAGGAGCAACCATGGAGTACCCGAAACCAGTTATGAAGATGGGAGAGCTTGTGAAAATGGGGTTCCCGAGGTCGTTTCTGGATGAAGCCTATAGAGAAAGAGGACAGGACTTTGCACAAAAAGGTCCTAAGTCCAATTCTCCTATATTTTTCGATACAGAAAGATTTGAAAAATGGAGAATAAGAAAACTAGCAAATGAGAACCAAGCAATGCAGAGAGGAGGGTTCTAAATGAAAATGGGAGCATTCATGATGGGGTGTGGACTGTTAGTCTGCGGATTAGATTTAATGCCATTCTGGTTTATGGGTACTTGCGTAGCCGCAGGACTGGCATTAATCGCACAAGAGCGTGATGGATGGAAATGAAAAAAGCACCCAGACGTGCAGGTCTAAAGTGCTTAACAAAAAATGTATAAACCGATTATAGCAAGAAAAAGGAGATATGACAATGATTATTACAAAAAAAGAGTTTAAAGATGCAGCAAGAAAAGTAATTATTGAAGCAGTGAAAGAAACTAGAGACCCACGTTTTACAGAAGAGGAAAATAAGGTAGCAGATAAAAAAATTGCAACAGGCATGACAGAGTTTTATAGCAAACTTATTGTAAAACTTTACGGACAAGATAATGAAGAATGGATATACAACAAAGAAGAAGCATTTGATAACGCAAATACAATCTTAAATGAAAGAATGGCGAATAACGATGCTATTGAAACCATTTTTGAAAATTTAGCATATACAGCAAGTGTGCTTAGACTTTTTGCAATGCTTAAAGAAAATGAGCAGGAAGAAACAGTACCAAAAGAATTTGACGTAGAAGAGATTCTGAAAGAAGCAGGGAGTGAGCAGGAATGATCGTAACAGGATACACAAACGAATATGGGACATTAATCCCAGAAGAAGATGCAACAGAATATATCTGGAAGCAGGCGAGAAACAATGAAGAAGATAAAACATGGCTACTAGAGTATATGTGGGACGTGTTTACAGGAAATCCAAAATTCAAAAAGGAATTAGAGGAACTAAAAGAAGCTCGTTTTGATGATGTATGCAGCGTGAAAGAGTGTGACGAGCAGGGAAACGTAATTCCGTATAACGGAGAATATGAACCAGAGGGGAGATAGATAACATGGGAATACATGAAAAAATGATGCACATACAAACGACATTAAAAGCACCTAAGAATCTGTACAATCCTTTTGGAAATTACAAATACAGAAACGCAGAGGGAATCCTAGAAGCGGTTAAACCGCTTCTAGCAGAAAACAAAATGTCAATGTACATAACAGATGATGTGCAGGCGGTAGGAGATCGTGTGTATGTAAAGGCTACTGTAAAGGTATGGGACACCGAAACTGGAGAATGGGTAGAAACATCAGCACTTGCAAGAGAAGCACTTAATAAAAAGGGAATGGATGATTCTCAGATAACAGGAACGGCATCATCTTATGCACGTAAGTATGCCTTAAATGGAATCTTCTTACTAGATGATACAAAAGATGCTGATACGGACGAAAATCAGAAAGAACGCAAAGCAAGAGCGGACAAGCAAGCAGACGATAACAATGCGGATGCAATCAGAGCTATGAAGATTTCAAAAATCAAGCAGGACACACTGTTAAGCTTATGTGATGAAATGGCATTTGATATTAACAAGATTCTTGCATCTTATCATCATAAGTCTATTTCAGAAATTACTGAGGGAGAATATCAGTATATCGTAGCAAACAAAGATAAAGCCAATGTAAGAAAGATTTGGAGCTGATTAGATGGAGACTAAAGCCAGAATCCATGATATATCCATTGATTTTGAAAGCGGTAAGCAGGTTATTTCCCTTGTATGTGAAAAAGACATACGAGGGGAATATGACCGACTGAAAGATAAGGAATGTAGACTTAAGGTCGTTCAGTACCGTGAGGGCAGGAGTTTAGATGCCAATGCATACTTTCATGTGTTGGTTGGGAAGATTGCAGAAGTAACGGATAACAGCAAAGTATATATAAAGAACAAACTCATAGCAGAGTACGGACAGCATGAGATTATAAACGGTTCTCTTGTATCACTTCCGTTGGATAACGATATAGAAGTGTACGACCTTGAATTTTGCCCCCTACAACCGACAGCCAGTACAACTACCAATAAGGCAGGTAAGTTGTTCAGAATCAATCTGGTAATGCGTGGGAGTCATACCTACGACACAAAGGAAATGTCTGAACTGATAAAAGGAACTGTTGCAGAAGCAAAAGAGCTTGGAATTGAGACAGCAACACCGCAGGAGATAAAAGAAATGGAAGAAAGGTGGGGACTTAAGATTGAGAAAGAAAAAGTCAATCATCGTTGATGATATGGAGCATTGTAAATTATGTGGAAGTCCTTATGTAGAGATACACCACTGTTTACATGGGACAGCAAACAGGAAGAAAGCTGATAAATATAACTTAGTGATTCCGTTGTGCCACGAACATCACACAGGCGGTAAACAATCCGCACATTTAAATGCCAGATATGACCTTATGTATAAGAAGATGGCACAAAAGGCATTTGAAGAAAAGATAGGCACGAGAGAAGAGTTTATAAAGGAGTTTGGCAAGTCTGTAACATATACGATTCAAGGCAGACTGGACGGATTAAACGATTATACACGATCATGCAGGACTAACGCATATAAAGGTGCTGACTGCAAGAAAAAGAATCAAAGAATCTGTAAATACAGCATACCGTTATGGTTACGCAAAAAGAAATTGAATTTCCCAGTGATCGTTGAGATTACATGGTATGAAAAAAATAAAAGACGTGATCCAGACAATGTTGCATTTGCTAAGAAATTTGTCTTAGACAGTCTAGTAGAATCTGGAACATTCCCCGGAGACGGACAGAGATATGTACTAGGATTTATAGACCACTTTAGAGTAGATTCAAAAAATCCAAGGATAGAAATTACTATTCATGAGGACAACGATAAATAAATGTAGGAGGGCAGTGAATGATAAACATAAATGCAGACTGGGAATGGTATGAAAACACAAATGTATTTAGATTGTTTTACCACTGCCTACTACATACCAATTTAGAGGACAAGCGGTACTGCGGTAGAGAAATCAAGGCAGGACAATTTGTTTCTTCTATAACAAGAATCAGTGCAGAGACAGGATTAACAGAATCGCAGGTCCGAACAGCACTAAAGAAACTAAAGGACACTGGGTATTTATCCACAAAAAGCACAAATAAATACACGATATACACAGTTAACGACTACGAAAAGTACATAGATTGTGGACAAGTTGTAGAAGCAACTGCCAAGGTTGAAAATGGAACAAAAATGGAACAACCAGTGGAACGAAAAATGGAACAAACAGACAAAAACGCAAAGAAAAATTGCGAGAAATCAAAAGAAAATTGCGAGAAGTCAAACAAAAAAGCATTCATTGATTGCTTTGAAAAGCTCTGGAAACAGTACCCGAATAAACGTGGTAAGGGGCAGGTATCCGATGCAAAGAAAAAGACTCTGTATGAGATAGGAGAAGAAAAAATAGAAAGAGCTTTGAAAAGGTATCTGGATGATTTATCTAAGGACAGTAGTTGGAGAAAACCACAGAACGGAAGTACATTCTTTAATTCTGGTTACGTGGATTATCTGGACGAGAACTACGAAAAACCACCAGAGCCACAGAGGAATCCTGCAAGTATCTTAGCCTGTGAAAGAGACTATGATTTTGACAGCTTAGAGATGCAGTTAATGCAGAAACAATTAGAGTAAGGAGTGATGGAAAATGTATCAAATGAGTTTTTTTGGTAATGAAACAGCACTTAGAAGCCATTCAATTACCAAGCAAACCAGAAGAGAATCCAACAAAAAGATTAATAAAGAAGCAATACATATCTTAATTCTTGAGCAGCTTGGATACGAAGCTATGACAGCACGAGAGATCGCAACGGTGTTGTATAAGCATAAAAAAGTATTAGAACCGACAAGGCAGCAGGTACAACCACGATTGACAGAGTTAGTACAGGACGGACGTATTGAGGTGTGTGGTAAACGACACGACAGTCTAACAGACAGAAACGTGGCAATCTACAGAAAGGTGGCTAAAGATGGGGTACAAAAAAATAAGCAAAGATCTTAAGAGAAAAATTCTTAAAGAAGTGGAAGAAACGAAAGAGGTTACTTCTGTTGCGAAAAAATACGGAGTAGACCCATCAAGCATATTCAAGTGGAAAAAATACGGTATCGAAGCAAAGCGGAGAGAGTACACAAAAGAGTTTCGCAAACAAGTTGTCAAAGAAAAGGTAGTTAAGAAGCTACATGTACAGGAATGTGGAGCAATTTATGGAGTACCGGGTTATCTTGTTAGATTCTGGGAAGATGAATTAGTGGAAGAAGTCAAAGAAGAGATTCGACAAAGCCGATTCAAAAAGAAGCAACATGAACGAAGATTTGTTCACGTAACATCACATTCTGGTTATTGGAAATAAAAACTAAATAATACTTTTCTGGTTTGATTCTCTGCCTAAGTAACTGTAAATAATGTTTTTTGTATTTTCAGATTCTTCCGTTTTCATTTTTTATTAGGCAGAGACTCAAGCCAGAAAAGGCTTGTTGCACAGGATTTTTGTATACCACACGACAACTAAATAAAAGAATCCTAGCAACGCATAAGTTACAATACAACTCGCTATTGTATAAGTCATGATTTCCCCTGCTATTAACGGCAGGGGAGAGAATGGACAGTAAAGGAGTAAGAAATGCAAATTTATAATATAGAAACGAAAGCAATTATAAGCGGAGAAGAAATAAAAGAATTAGATGATTGTTTTATTTTGTCAAATGTTGATAAGGGAAACGATACACATACAACTATTAGATGTTTGAAACCAACATGGAACAAAGTAATTTGTAAAGAAACGTGTTTACAGCGTATTACAAGTCAGCTAAATCAACTTACACAAAACACGGTTTTAGGAGTTGATGAGTTAAGCAATAATACAGATACACTCATGATGAGAATAACATTGAAAAATGTTAAAAACAAAAGTCTATTGATATATAACAAACAAAATAAAACAACATACATTGATTGTTGGTTTATCAGTAGTAGATTTTTAGATCAAGCCATAGAAGATTATTTAACAAATAAGGAGGATTAAATATGGGAATTAAAAATCTAACAGAAGCAGAAGAAAAAGAGTTTTACAGACTCGTTGGGAAGATGAATGGGGAAGAAACAGACAAGGATGTAAAGGTAAAAAAACCAGAGATTGGGACACGTTATTTTTATTTGGATAGCGTTGGAGACATTGTAAATGCAGTTTGGGATGATACCGAATACGATAATGCAAGATGGGATCTTGGAAACGTATTTCTGACAGAAAAAGAAATAGTATTTGCTATAGAGAAAAGAAAAGTAGAAGTTGAACTTGAACGATATGCAAAGGAACACAATAACCCAACAATCAAAGATAGTTATTGTATTTATTATAATGAAGAAGATAAAAAACTTGATTATGACGCATGGGCCTGCGGCAAAGCACAGGGAATGGTCGTGTTCAAATCAAAACAACTTGTATTTGATGCAATCAACGAAATAGGAAGAGACAGAATCCTTAAGTACATCTTTGGGGTAGAAAGTGAGGGAGAGGAATGAATTTTACAAAAGCGTTCGCAGTATTTATGCAAATTGATTCAAAGGAGTTTACGGAAGATGAAAAATATGAAGCAATACAGCAGGTGTTAGATGCAGCGACAATAAACAGTATCACAAAAAAGCAGGTGTTAAATGTAGTGTCATGGTTGTTCAATAAGCAACAAAAATATAGATGGCACGACTTAAGAGATAATCCGAATGACCTGCCAGATGCGAATTATCCAAGCAATACATGGTTTGAGGTAGTGCAAAAGGACAATGAAGAAGAGCTTCCAAGAGCAGCAATGCAGTATGATGATGTGCTTGGCTTTGGATTTTATCATGATATTTTTGACCCAGTATCTCTAGGCTATGTAGATACAGATTTTACGACAATAAAGGAAGAGGGACTTGCAGAAGTGGTTGCATGGCGAGAGATTGAAGAGTTTGAAAGTGAGGAAGAGGATGAAGATTAATGCAAAAACACCAAGTATTAAAACATACACATTAAGTCATTTCAAGATTGGAGATGTTTGTATGGGCGAAAAAAATGAACATTATTATCTTGTAGTTAAATCAGAAAAAGAAAAGAAACAAATCGTGGATTTAACAGAAAACGAGATTATAAGAGATGCAGGATATATGAGATTTATACCTGCGATAGCAGAACTTAATATCAAGGATGTGGGGTAAAAGAAAAATGCCAGTAGCAAGATGCAAATATTGTAATAGCTTGTTATTCAATGAAGATGTTGGAAGAGAGTATATACAAATAAATTCAGATATGAAAATACAAAGCAAATTCATTTGTCTTAAATGTGAAATGGAGTTAAGAAAAGAAGATTTCTTTGAGCCGTACAGAAGTATGATGAAGTAAAGGAGAAAGAACGATGAAAATAGTTGATATCAACACATTAAAAGGTTCAGACAGACACGGCAGTTGTGTAGAGTGTGAAAAAGATTTTACAGAAGATAAAGGAATGAAAAGAATCATTTTCGGAACAGATCAGAAGCGTACCATCTTCTTATGTGACAAATGTTACCATGATTTATTAAAAGAGATGACCAAGAAAAGATTAAAAGAAATGGGGGTTGAAATATGCAGAAAATAACAAAATGCCCATACTGTGGAAGTGATCGTGAAATGACTAGTAGGGTTAAATAAAGGAGCTTATTATGCCAGACGAAGAACTAGAAAAACGCATCAAACTTGAACTTGCACTTATTCATCAGTGCGAAGAATCAGACATTATAATTTGCCACATTGAGGTATTAACAGATTGTTTTAAGTTTTATGTGATTTATAGAATGAAATATTCACTTTGTATGTCAATTACATTAGATGGTTTAGATATTTGTAAAGGAGAAACTAAATGAGTTATTCATGGTCAACAGAAAAATACAGTAACTACAGTGAAGATTTTGAAACAATAGAAGAATGCATCAAAGAAGCTAAAAACACAGGATGCAAAGCAGGTACCGTTATTTGGATTGGAAAAACAGAAGAAGCATATATAAGACAGGTAGACCTAACAAGTATACTAGAAGATTTACATAATGCTGTATACGATGATATTGGAGAGGTTGCAGAAGCTTGGTATATAGAAGATATAGATAACCAAGAATCATATGAAAAATGTGAAGAAGCAATAAATGATCTTGTCGTTAAGTTTATCGAAGAAAACGGAATGAAGCCGACTTTTGGAAAGATTACAGATATAGAGTCGTATGTTATCAAGTAGGAGGAAAGAACATGGACGTTATCAAACAAATAGATTACATGATCGCTTGCCTAGAGATGGCAAAAGAAGAAATCAACTATAAAAAAAGATATGAAATGAAAATAAAAATGAGAGAAGATAACGACTGGAACTGGTATGAGAGAAATAGGACACCAAGCAATACACTTATCAAAGAGAATCTTAGAAATGTTGGGAGAACAGGATTTAAGCTTGCAAAAGATTTAGAGGTGGGAGAATGACTAAAAATGAAACAATAACAATAAATGAAATAATAACACAGAGATTTCAAAGTCACTTATATAATTGCATAAAAGAGTCAAATATTCCTGCTATGCAATTAAGCGTAAGTTTCGACAGAGAAAAGGCATATATAAAAGACGAAAAAGCAGGACGTATCGTTGGAGAAGTTGATATGAAGATTACTATTGAACGATATGAACCTAAAAAAATGACAAGAAGTGAAGTGGAAAAAGCTATAGTTGCTTACTGCGACCCTGTTGCCACACCATGCAAAGAATGCAAATGTTATAAAAAATGTGTAAAAAGGATGCCGTTTGCATGGTTAAGTAACGAGGGGTTACAAGAATACTATGAATTTTTGTATGGAATCAAAGTGGAGGTAAAGGATAAAAAGGATAAGAAAAACTGAAAGCTAATAAAAAATATGGAAAGATGGTAAAAGAATTAAATAAAAAGAGTGTACACATGGCACCTGCCGATTATGATATGATATATCTACAAGATATAAACATAGTCGGGAGGTGTCTTTTTTTGATTAATAACAAACTAAAGAATTGCTGTAACGATTGCGTGTACTGCGAGATCGTGACAGAGACAAAGAGAAGAGCAATCCCAGAAAACAAAACAGAAGTGGTACTGGTAAACATAAAGTGTAGTCATATGTGCGTATGCAGTAGATACCAGAAAGAGGTGCAGAATGGAAGATAGAAGTATATGCTGTGCTGAATGTATGTATCTACTAGGAAGTGATACAAAGAACTACTATATGTGTGACGTAGGCAAGTATGACAGAATATACAACGCATATCTATGCACCTGCGACAAATATAAAAGCAGGAATCCAAGCACAAAAGAATATAAGAGATAATAACAGATCGTTAGAGGTGGCAAATTTCGTTGCAACCACGCACCCTATGGGTTAAAAGAGATGCAAGAGATGTGACGCTTGCCTAACGGTCTGTTTAAATATATATAAACCTAGAAAGGATGTGAGAAGATGAATCTAAATAGAATTATGCGAAAACTACAAAGAGCAATAGTATCAAACGGATTTGTAATAAGTTTAGATACAACACAATTCTATTCAGAGGACCAGAAGCGAATGATAACAATGTACATCCTGTCTATAAAAGTATATGAGAATACAAGAAAAGGTTGGAAAGATACACGGTATGAGATACTAAGAACCGCTTCGCAGGTCGATATAATTAAATGCTTGTCTGACATATGGGCAAGCATACGAGAAAGGAATGGGCAAATAAATGCGGAATGAACTTACACAGAAGCAAAGAACATTTGCTCATGCATGGATTAAAAACGGCGGAAATGATTATCAAGCCGCTATCGAAGCAGGATACTCCCCTGCAACAGCGAAGAACGCAAAAAAGAACATCATTGAAAAGCATGGAGTGAAAGAATATATAGCAGAACTACAAGCCAAAACAGACAAAGAAAATGGCTATGATATTATGAGTCTTGCAGACATACAGCGGAGACGGTCAATGATCGCCACTGGTGCGTTGCAAGATTCTTTTGGATTTACCCCAGATTTCCCAGACCAGTTAAAAGCCATGAACGACTTAGAAAAGGCTTTGACAGTGCAGGCAAAGGAAGAGGAAGAAAAGAAAGCAAGAGAAGAAGCATTAAAGAATAAGACATATCACATGGACCTTGATATAATCCCTGATGTGTTCCATCCAATGGTTAGAGATATAAGGAATCATGGTCATACAGAATATGTATTACCGGGGGGACGTGGTTCGAGTAAATCTTCTACGATACCTAACATTATAACGGAGCTTATGAGGAATGATCATAACATGCACGCACTTGTTGTAAGACAGGTGTACAACACTGTAAAGGATTCTGTGTATGCTAAAACTAAGTGGGCAATAACAAAGCAGGAGTTCACGGAAAAAGAATATAAGTACACAAGCTCGCCTTATGAAATTACCATGAAAGACACAGGGCAAAAAGTATATTTTCGTGGTGCTGATGACCCAGACAAGATTAAATCAATTTCCCCAGAGTTCGGATATATCGGCATACTGTGGTTTGAAGAACTGGACCAGTTCGCAGGACCCGAAGCAGTGAGAAATATTGAACAGTCCGCTATTCGTGGTGGAGATAAGGCATATATATTTAAGAGCTTCAACCCACCGAAAAGTGCTAACAATTGGGCAAATCAATATTTGCAAGAACCAAAAGACAACAGAATGATTGTAAGAAGCACATATCTAGACGTACCTAAAGAATGGTTAGGTAAACCGTTTATCGAAGAAGCGGAGCACCTAAAAGAAATTAGACCCGAAGCGTACGAGCATGAATACATGGGTATTGCTAACGGTAATGGTGGGGCAGTGTTTGAGTATGTAGAAGTAAGAGAGATTACAGACGAAGAAATAGCACAGATGGACCGCATATACCAAGGTGTCGACTGGGGTTGGTATCCAGATAAGTACGCATTTACGAGGACATACTACGATGCGGCAAGAGAAACGATCTATTTTATAGATGAGCATTGCGTAAACAAACGGTCAAACGAGCAAACAGCCGACTGGATAAAGAAAAAAGGCTATAACGATTATGCGATCATTTGCGATAGTGCAGAGCCTAAATCAGTAGAGGACTACAGAAACTTAGGACTTGTAGCACAGGCAGCAGTTAAAGGCCCGGGGTCAGTTGAATACGGCATGAAATGGCTACAACGTAGGAAGATTGTGATTGACCCACGGAGAACACCATACGCATACAAAGAAATTACAACGTATGAGTATGACAGAGACAAGGACGGTAACATAATAAGCGGATACCCAGACAGAGACAATCATGCTATTGATTCGTTGAGATACGCATACAACAGAGTGATCATGAGGAGAGGAGAGAACGCATAATGATGATAAATCTAAAAGATGTAACTTGTATACAAATTGGAAATGTAATGTTAGGCATCAAGGATATAGAAAAAATATCTATCCATGATGGTGGGGTTTGGCTTACGATTAATGGAGATTTGATACAAGGAGATATAGAAACAAAAATCGGAAACGTTAAACTGATAGCGGTGGAATAGATGGGTATAATAAGCAGAATGAAAGAGATATTAAGTGCCCTTTTTAGACAAAGGGCAAGAGACGATTTTAAAGTTAATACTGTAACATCTTTGGAAATGCAGAGGACAGTAGAAAAATGTATGTATATCTATAAAGGTATGCCATACTGGTTAGATGATGATGAACATATCAAGACTGTTAATTTTGCAAAAGCTGTTTGCTCGGAAATGGGACGTCTTACAACATTGGCGATAGGAATAACTGTTGACGGTAGTGCAAGAGCTGACTGGTTACAGAAACAAATTAACAAGGTGCTTGGAGAGATAAGGCACTGGACAGAATTTGCGTGTGCATACGGTACCGTAATACTTAAACCAAACGGCAAGAGTGTAGACCTTATAACTCCTAAAGATTTTATTGTAACAGATGAGAGTAACGGAGAGATTCAAGGTATTGTGTTTATCAACAGGGAAGTGTCTGGGGACGGTAGAACATACTACACAAAACTTGAATATCATCGTTATATCGAAGATGTGTATCAGATAACTAATCGTTGTTATGCTTCTAAAGATGCAAATGACACAGGAAAGCCTATAGACATAGACGAGACACCTTGGAAAGGCGAACTTGAAGATGTAGGACTCGCAAACTTAGATGGTAAACGATTATATGGAGTGTTGCGGACACCACAAGCAAATAGTGTAGATGAGGATTCAAGTCTTGGATTACCTATCTTCTATGATGCTATAGAAGAATTAAAGGATTTAGATATAGCATACAGCAGAAACGCAACAGAAATTTTTGATAGTAGGCGAATGGTCCTTATTGATTCTGACAGGCTCATGGAAAGTGGTGCACCTGTGAAAGATATGCAGGCAGGTGTTGAACGAAGCAAGAAGCGTTTAAAATTACCAGAATACGTTAAAAACGTAAACGGGACTGGAATGGATGGATTTTATCAAGAAGTAAATCCGTCCTTGAATACATCTGCAAGAATAGAGGGTATCAATGCGTTGTTAAGTCAAATTGGATATAAATGCGGATTTTCCAATGGTTACTTTGTATTCAATGAAAAAACAGGTATACAAACAGCTACATGGGTAGAAGCAGATCAGCAGAGAACTATTCAGACGGTTAAGGATATGAGAGATAAATTACAAAAGTGCATGAATGAGTTAATAAATGCACTTAGTATATTTGCAGACTTATATCAATTATCCCCTGTTGGAACGTATGAAATAGTGTTTGACTTTGGGGATATTACATACAACGAAAATGAGGACCGATCAAGATGGTATAGCTTTACTGTTGCAGGAAAAGTCCCATTCTGGTATTACTTAGTCAAATTTGAGGGATTTAGCGAAGAAGAAGCGAAAGCATTAGTAGCAGAAGCACAGCCAAAAGAACCAACCCTTTTTGGTGCAATCGGAGAGGAGTGAAAGCATGGGGAAGAACAGGATTGAAAAATACCTTGCATACCTTAGTGGCGAAGATGTAAAACTGCCCGAACCATTTACAAAACAAGAAAAGCTGTTGTACAACATCTACAAAAAGGGAGTTACAGGCAGTACAGAAACAGACAAAACATTAACGCAAGAGGGCAAGCCTGCGGATGCGGCAGCAGTTGGGAAGATGCTAGATGTGGCACTAATGGCAAAAGACCCCGAAGAATAGGCGGTGGGATTATGCTAACGCCAGATTACTTATGGTATGTGCCAGAGAAAGCAGAGAAGCAGGCGGAAGAACTACATAATAAGATTGTATCTGTGATTATCGAACGAATGATGATAAGGCTAGGACGTGGCGAAGATTACCTTTTTACTCCTATTGACAAGTGGCAGATGGATGTATTGCAGGATGCAGGGTATATCTTGCAGGCGGTACAGAAAGAGATTGCACAAACAACAAAGATAAGCATTGATACAATCGCACAAACAATGAAAGAAGCAGGTATAAAGGCTATAGAGTGGGATGATGCAGTATATAAAAAGGCAGGTCTTGAACCAAAACCACTCGGGGAAAGTCCTTATCTACAACGATTGTTGCAGAGGAATTATGAAAAGACCAAGGGAGAGATGCATAACTACACTGGTACGATGCCGAACGCCTGCCACGATAACTACATAGATGCAGTGGACAAGGCATACAACCAAACTGCAAGTGGTACAACGAGCTACACAGAAGCGGTCAAAGAAGCTGTTAACGACATTATAGACAAAGGGGCAGACGTAACCTATCCAAGTGGACGTAGAGACAGTATAGAGACAGCTACAGCGAGAGCGGTCCGTACTGGTGTAAGCCAGATGGCAGCAGATATTACAGACGCACGTATGGACGAGATGGACTGGGATATAATTCTCACATCTGCCCATCTGGGAGCCAGAATTGGGAACGGTGGGGACAATTTGACCAATCACTTCTGGTGGCAAGGCAAGTTTTACAGTAAAAGCGGTAATGACCCAAGATTTCCGCCTTTTTCGGTCTGCGGTATGGGAAACGTGCAAGGAATCCATGGGGCGAACTGCCGACACTCCCACGGACCAGGGGATGGAATAAACAATCCGTTCGAGGACTATGACAGCGAAGAGAACCGTAAGGAATACGAGAAGAGAAAACGCCAGAGAGAGCTTGAAAGACGTATCAGAAAGACGAAACGGCAGTTAATCGGCATGAAAACGGCTGTGGATAATGCAAAGGACGAAGCCTTAAAGCATGAACTTGACATGGAGTATCAGAAAAAGGCTGCACTATTGCAGAAGCAGAATCAAGCTTATAAAGATTACTGCAAGCAGAACAATCTTAAGACACAAAACGAAAGACTCAACACCGCAGGATGGGACAGAAGTCAAGCATCATCCGCTAGAGGTGCAGCGACTAGATATAATAATGCACGAGGTAAATAATTTGGAAACTATTAATCAATTCATGGTTGCGTGTGGGTGGATTATAACAATTGGTGGAGCTGTAGGTGTATTATACAAAGCCTATAAGCATTACAAGAAGCCTACGGATGATTTAGAGCAACGTATAACATCAATAGAAACGGATATAAAGGACATTAAGCAGAAGCTTAACAGTGACTACAACGCAATTAACAATCAGCAGGATGATGTTAATTTAGTAATGAAAAGTATGTTTAATTTGATTGAGAACAAAATCACAGGGAACAACATCGAGGGCCTAAAAAAAACCAGAGACGAGTTAATAAACGCACTGACAACACACGAGAAATAAAGGAGAATAAAAATGGGAAGTAGAGAATATTTAGCGGTATGCAAAGCAAAGATTGTTGATTATGTGAACGGACATATGGACAAGACAGACAACAATCATATTACAATGAATGACGTGTATGTTGTTTGGTATTCCAAAACATTACAGAACCACAAAGCACTGTTAAGCACGACATTATCTGATGGCATGTATTATGAAATGACATTCAACGGAGATGAAAGCGAGCTGTACATGGATGCTTACAAGAAGTGGGAAAATGTCAAGTTTGAGATGTAAGGGAGAATAAGAATGATAATTGACGGTATAAATTTTAAAGAGTTAAATATCACAAAAGATGAGGAACTGATTGCATCCATTACAGATGGAAAAGATGGAATCGTACACAAGGACGGCTATAGAGTGCAACTTGCAGTGGAAGATGTCGGCATGTCGTTTGCAGAAGCATTTAAAAGAATGAAAGCAGGGCGTAAAGTAAAACTTCCATCGTGGGGTGGTTTCTGGTACTGGGATACAGAAAAAGAAACTATCATGATGCAGTGTAGAGATAAAGACAACGGAGAAAAGGGAGACTTATTAGATATTAGAGATACAAAAATGGTGGAATACACACTAAACAATATCTTATCTAATGAATGGTTGATTGCAGAATAAGGAGTGAAAGTATGGCTAAATATGTAAAGAAGCCTGTTGAGATAGAAGCAATCACGTTTGATGAGCTTATGAGAATCGGAGCAGAGAACGCTGATACTGTGGTTAACGGTATGCCTGTTAAGTTTATGTACAATGGTTACGTCATTAGACAATATGACAGCAATTCTTACACTATCCCAACACTAGAGGGAGATTTCCTCATGACAAAAGATGATATGCTTATTACTGGCGTAAACGAAGAAATCTATCCATGTAAGAAAGAAATTTTTGAAAAAACTTATGAAAAGTGTATTGAAAAATCCATAGTATAGCATTTACAATAATACTTGTAACAAATAATAGTTGTTGTTGAATAAATCATTTTTTACTGGCTAGTATGTGATTTGTTTCGAAGATTTTTCATGTTACAACCATTTTTCTTATTGATTTTATAAAGTATAATACGGCAGGACTTCTCACGAGGTCCGTGGAAACATAGTTCAGTTGGTTAGAACATCCACCTCATAAGTGGACGGTCACAGGTTCGAATCCTGTTGTTTCCATTAGCCACAAAAAGTGGCGATCAATAGCATTTATTTTCTGACCCTTTATTGGTAGAGCTGTAATTTTTTAATACTCCTCCAAAAAACGTTGAAGCATCATGTTGTCGCATGGTGCTTTTTTCGTGAAAAAATTAGAAAAATGAGTAGAAAAAAAGAGTCTCCATATCTTACAATAAAAGAGTAGATTGTTTGATGCTCATGTGATTCAATCAACTAACCTCCTCCCGTAAGCTTTAAGAGAGAGTTAAAGGCTCAAGAGTGGTTCAAGTCCGCTCTTCTCTTTTACCTTGGCTTAGGTTTATAAGCCTTAATCCATTACCGCAGACGAGCGGTATACAAATATCGTAGGAGGATATATATGCAAAATTACGAAAAGATTTTAGAAGATTTAGGAATCGAAATCCCAGAAGATAAAAAAGCGGATTTAAAGAAAAAAATGTCTGAAAACTATAAGACTGTAGCTGACTACAATAAACAGGTAGAGAAAAAAGATGAATACAAAACATCTTTAGACGAAGTGCAGTCTAAATTAGCCGACTTAGAGAAAGAAGATGTTGACGGTCTTAAGACTAAGATTACAACATTAACGCAGGAACTTGCAGATGAAAAAGAAGCAAGAGCAAAAGAAGCTAAGCAGACAGAGTTAAGAGACAAAGTAAAAGATTTCTTATCTGATAAAAAATTTGTAAATGCAATCACAGAAGACTCTATCCGTTCCCAGATGATTCAGAAATTAGAAGAAGAGAATGGGAAAAATGCAGAAGATGTATTTAAAGAACTTACTACTAAAGATGGGAAACCAATTGAGAACATCTTGGTTGACGAAAAGAAAGTACCAGATGTTAATATTCCAAGCTTCACAACTAAGTTCAACAGCGGAGAGCAGAAAAAGGGAACACAGAAGTTAAGGGAAATGTCTTTAGACGACAGAATGAAGCTTAAGGCAGAGGACCCAGACTACTATGCAACCTTATTAAATGACAGATAGATAATACCGACTCACAGTATGGAAGTGAGCCGCTAACCTAAAAATCCCTTAATAGTTGTAGGTAGATGGGACATAGATAAGTCCTTATCTATTCTTATTTAGGGTAGAAAGGACTTTTTTTATGCCAAGAACAGGAAGATTTGGCGGTTTTGATTTTGACCCAGAGGTTTTTTCTGAGTTTATGTCAGAAAACCCAACATGGAACGATGCTATTATTGCATCTGGTGTATTAGCACAGGACAATACAATCATGGACTTAATCGGAGAAAAAGGAAACGTTGCAACAATTCCTTTCTATACACCGATTGATGAACAGGACTCACAGGCTTTAAACAACGATGGAGAAACAGACAACACACCTGCTGAAATTACAGGAAAGAAACAGACTTGTATGTTAATCCAGAGAATGAAAGCTTGGAAATCAAAAGACTTTACAAAAGAGTTAACAGGTGCAGACCCTATGACTCATGTTGCAAACTCTGTTGCAGACTTTTATAAGCAGGTAAGAACACGTGACTTAATGACTACAGTTGATGCAGTTTTAAGTCTGTCTGGGATGGAAAACCACATTACAGACTTATCTTTAACTGGCGAGGGCACTGTTGGAGATGTAAACAAAATTGACGATACAACACTTATCTTTGCACAGCAGAAAGCTTTAGGAGATTCCGCTGACAAGATGGGATTACTTGTATTAAACTCTTACATCTACGCAAAATACAAAGCAATGGGACTTGTTGACTACAACAAATACACTATTGCTAACGCAGTAGAAAGAGAAGTAAATCTCCCTACAATCGGTGGATTTATCCCACTGGTAACAGATAAATTTACAGTTGATACAACAGGAACAAACCCAGTATACAAAACTTATATGCTTGGTACAGGTTCAGTATTGACTTGTGATAAGACAAACTATGAAAATCCTTATTATACAGACTATGATCCAGAAACATCTGCCGGTATCGAAAAGCTGTATACAAAACAGGGTTATGTATTACATCCTAACGGATTTTCTATCAATGCTAACAAGATTGCAAAAGAGTCTCCTACAAATGCAGAGTTAGGAGCTAAAGCAAACTGGTCTTTAGCATTTAATCAGAAGAATATCCGCATGGGTGTTATTAAATCCAACGGATAAAAAGGAGTGATTTCATGGCAAATTATGTTGACTATGAATATTACAAAACCCTTTTTGGAGAGAAAGCAATCCCAGAAGCAGACTTTAATCGTCTGGTCTGGGATTCTTGTAAGAAAATAGATAATGCCACAACAGGCGTGGATAATGTTAAAAAGCTTAAGATTGCTTTTCCAACAGATGAAGATGATGCAGAAGCAGTTAAAAGATGTGTTTGCGAACTTCTGTCAATCACATATAAGATTGAACAGGCAGAAACGAGAGTTGAAGCATCACAGGGTTATATCACATTAGAAGATGGAACTGTGATGAGTAAGCAGGTAGCATCTAAGAGTGCAGGAAACGAGAGTATAAGCTATGTGACTTCCAGTAATACAGGCACTGCTACGTTGATAGATAAGTGTCTAGCGGATAAAGAAGCACAAAAGCAGTTATACTCTGACACAATAAGAGACTACTTATCGGGTGTCGCAGATGCCAACGGAGTAAGTCTACTGTATATGGGAATGTACCCAACGGAGTATTTATGAAAGATTGTAAAGCAAATGTTTTAGGAACTACATATAAAATCAGATTCAGACACGAGAACGAAGATGAAAAACTACAAGAATTGTCTGGTTATTGCGATTATTCAAATAAAACAATAGTCGTTGCAATTCTTGAAAAAAGTGTTGATTCTGTGGATAACATTGAATCGGTTCAAAAAAGTGTGCTTAGGCATGAGATTATGCACGCTTTCTTATATGAAAGTGGTTTAGATGGGCAGTCCTGCAACACAGATTGTTGGGCAAATAATGAAGAGATGATTGACTGGTTTGCTTTACAGTCTAAAAAGATTTTTAAAGCTTTTAAAAGAGCAGGTGCATTATAAGCGGAGGGATACGATGTATAACGACACAATTACACTTTTCAATAGATATGAGAGTAAACAGGGCGATACATGGTATCCCTCTATTTTGCATAATTGCAATCTTAACATGGATAAGGCAAGTATCATTGCAAAGTATGGTTCTGACTCACAGGACAATGCTGTATTAAACGTGCAGTATAGCCTAAAAGACGGTCAAAAGATGGTAGGGAGTAAATTATGGCTACCGCCTAAAGAATGGTCTAAACAGGCAAATGATAAGTTACCACAGGCACTTACATTTAGTTCTAAGGCTAATGGTTTTGACTTCTTTATTGTTAGAGAATGGGAAAATGAAGAACCGATTGCAGACGATGATTATATAGACGGTTTTTACGAAGAGATGAAACTTAAGTATGATTATGTCTTTGCGATCACTGGCAGTGCTTTTTATGATATTATTCCGCATTTTGAAGTTATGGCGAAGTAGGTGGTTACATGGCTAAAAAGAAATTAGGAAATGTCAATATAAATACATCTAACATGATTGCGAATATCAGTCTTGAAAGATTTGACGACCAGATACAGCATGCTCAGTTTTGGCTAGATAGTCAAATTATGACCGATATGGTCCCTTATATGCCACATGAAACAGGTACATTCATTAACGTAACGAGAGCAAAAAGTGCTTCTCTTGCAGGTACTGGAATGGTGTGTGCAGGTACTGGACCGATGGGGCGTTTCTTGTACTATGGTAAAGGTATGGTTGATGAACTAACAGGTTCTCCATGGGCAAGAAAAGGGGCAAGAAAGGTTCTTGTTTCTGAATTTGCAGGACAAACCAATGCAAAAGAAGACCTGTCCTATTCCAATCCTAAAGCTACTCCAAAATGGTTTGAAACAGCAAAGAAGAATCATGGTAAAGCATGGGTTACTCATGTTAAGAAGCAGGCAGGGGGAAGTTAATGGCAGAAGAAAAGAAAGCAGTCAAGTACGACATTGATGGTTTTGACGTGATCACAACAGCATTGCAAGAACTGGTAAATCAATTCCCAGATTTAAGAGAGGGAGAAGAAATTGAGTTTTCTACACTTGATGATGCAAGCGGAAAGGCAATGTTCCCAGTAAGTGGGGCAGTGATTGAATCAGAAAAAGAAAGCATCACAGGACACGTCACACAGGTATGTCTGTATCCGTTTTGCGTGATATGTCGTGCAAGCGGTACAAAACCAAAGAGGAAAGCAGACATTAAGGAGTGGTTGGACAACCTTGGCAAATGGTTAGAAAAACAAACAATCACGATTAAAAACAATACATATAAGCTAGAAGAATATCCGATTCTGACAGGCAATCGAAAGTTTTTAACGATTGACAGACAGACACCTGCATATTTGGACAGCACAAACGAAAACAAGTCTGAGAATTGGGCAATCAACATTTCTGCCCGATACCAAAATGACTTTGATAGATAGATAACACATTAACTGGTCTGTATTATGAAGCAGATCACTAACCTTGAAAAGATAAAGGAGAATCAAAATGGCAGTTACAACAGGTAAAATTGCACGTAAATATATGGCTCATTTCTTAGATTCTGGTTCACTTTGTGGCGGAACATCTGGCTATGAACGTCTGGGAAAAGACTTAGAAGAATACAATGTCGAACTGAATCCAGACACAGAAACATCTAAAAACATCATCGGAGAATCAACATTTAAGCATAATGGATATGAAGTATCTTCTGAAGCTGACCCTTATTATGCAGAAGCTGACTCTGTATTATCACAGAAATTACAGGAAATTGTTGATAATCGTTACACAGATGACAACTTAAAGACAAATGCTGTAGAAGTGCATATGTGGAAAGAAGCTACAAGTGGAGCTTATGAAGCATATCAGCAGGAATGTTATGTAACACCTACATCATACGGTGGGGACACATCTGGTTATCAGATTCCGTTTACCGTCAATTATGTTGGAGAACGTACAAAAGGTACTTACAACGTTGAAACAGGTAAATTTACAGCATCTACAAGCTCAGTGAGTACATCTAGCACAGGAAAATAGGGGTTAAAAAATGGAAGAATTAAGAAGAAAAGTCAAAACCGGTGCCTTAAATGTGGTACTGACCAATGAAGATGATACAGAGATTGGAAGATTTTCTTTCAATCCTGTTGATTTGAATATCATCAGAAGATACGAAGAGGTAGTTGCAAACCTTGAAAAGATGGAAGTACCAGAAGATGCAACAGAAAAAGACATTCTGGAATTATCCGACAGATTAGAAGAACAGATTGATTACTTACTCAACTCTAAAGCTTCTAAATCAGTCTTTGCTATCTGCAATCCGCTAACACTGACAGAAAGCGGAGATTTCTTTATTGAGAATATCATCGTAGAAATTGCAGATGTAATCGAACAGGTAACAGACCAGAGAATCAAAAAGAAACAGGCGAAAATTAAAAGGGCAACGTCTAAATATCACAAATAATGGAAGTTTGGGAACTTCCTACATCCATAGTAGTTGGTGGCATAGATTATGAAATACGCACAGATTTTCGTGCAGTTCTGGACATTTTAAAAACATTTAATGACCCAGACTTTGAGAACGATGAAAAGTGGATTGTTTGCCTTACCATTTTATACGTTGATTTTGAAAATATGCCACCACAAGACTATGAAGAAGCTATTGAAAAAGCCATCGAATTTATTGACATGGGTATCAAGGACGATGGGAAGAAACAACCTCATGTGATGGATTGGGAGCAGGATGCACCAGTTATCATCCCATCTGTTAACCGTGTGCTTGGGGAAGAAATACGAGCTATGCAGTATTTACACTGGTGGACTTTTTTAGGAGCTTATATGGAGATTGGAGAGTCCTTATTTTCGCAGATTCTTAGTGTTCGCATGAAGAAAGCCAAAAAAAAGAAACTGGAAGATTGGGAAAGAGAGTTCTACAAAGAAAATAAAACGCTTATTGACCTAGATGTTAAATATTCCGAAGAGGAATTAGAAGAACAGAAACGTTTGAACGATTTACTGAATGGGAAAGGGGCGTGATTGAATGGCTACACAAAAAGCGGATGGAAGTATTTATATCAAAACAGAAATTGATACAACCGAAGCAAAAGCAAGTGTGAAAGAAATCGCATCCCTTTTAAAACGTTTATCCAATCAAGTAAAAACCATTGGAAAATCAATGGAAAAAGCCATGAGTGGCGGTATAAAAGCACCAGATATAAAAGGCATGGATGTTGCCGAAGAAAAAGCAAAGACTGTGGCTGAGGAACTGGAAAAGACCGCACAGGCAGAAAAGAAGCTAGAAAGCATAGATATTAAATCTGATGCACTAGATACGTTAGATAAAGCGATAGAAACCACAGGACAGAAGCTTGCAGAGTTGGAAAAAGCACAGATGGATGTATTCAACAGAAATCAGAGTGCAACTTCTTCCCCTGCATTTCAAGCAATGGAGAGTGCCGCTTCTAAATTAGATCAGCAATATGAACAGTTGATTGCAAAAAAGAAGCAGTTGGAAACATCTACAACAGGAAAGACTGGACTGCCTAAGACTGGAAAGCTGACAGGTGGAACAGGTCTGGCAAGTGAGGAAAGTGCTAACGCATTAGCTAAACTTAATGCAGAGATCACAGGCACAGAAACAAAAGTAGAACTGTTAAATAACAGCTTGGAGCAAACAGCACAGGCACAACAAAAGATAAGTGACAGCTCTATCAATACTACAGCTTATCAGATTCTTGAGCAGACACTACAGCAGGTAAAATCACAGTTTAATCAAGTTGCACAGACTCAGCAAGAGTTGTTCGCAAGGAATCAGAGTGTTACTTCATCTCCTGCTTTTATGGCATTAGAGAGTGCGGCAGAGAAGCTTGGTCGGCAGTATGATTCATTACTTGCTAAGAAACGGCAGTTAGAAAGCGGTGGGGGAGCAGTACAAACACCTGCGATCAAGACAGCCCCTATGACTGGTGCATATTCTGCCACGGCATCTAGTGCAAGTCAAAAAGCTTTGGATGCCTTAAACAAAGAAATAACACAGACAGATGCAAAAGAAAAAGGACTTGTTAACACAAATAGTAGGCTTGGTTCATCATTTAAGAATGTCAGTCAGTCTGCGGACAGTGCTAAGACAAAGACAGGCGGTATTTCATCTATCTTTAGTAGGATGGGTGGAGTCGTATCTGGACTTGGAAAACGTCTTGGTGTACTGGCACAGAACTTCACAAGCACAACAAACAGTGCTAATAATGCAAGATTTTCTATTGGCCGAATGGTCGGTATGAGTATATTATATTCTACCGTTTTTGGAATGATTTCTAAAGTTAACAGTGGAATCATGACAGGCATCAATAACCTTGCACAGTATTCGTCTGCTACTAATGCTTCGATATCTTCTATGATGTCAGCATTAACTCAGTTACAAAACAGTTTGGCAACAGCATTTGCACCGATTTTGTCCGTAGTTGCACCTATATTAACGGCATTCATGAATATGTTATCGAAAGCAATCACGTATATAGGAATGTTTATAGCGGCACTGACAGGACAGAAATCTTTTACAAGAGCGAAAGCCGTACAAGAAGATTATGCGGCATCATTGAATAAAACATCCAGTGGTGCTAATAAGGCGGCAAAAGCCACAAAGAATAACGCAAATGCCACAAAAAAAGCAAATAAAGAGATACAGACATATCTTTCTGGACTGGATGAAATCCGACAGTACCAAAAAGAAAAAGATAACGATACCCCTAGTTCTTCTACCCCATCCGCAGGCGGTGGAGGTGGTGGCGGTGGTTACACTGGTCCATCCATTGGAGATATGTTTGAGAAAGTTCCTATTGAATCTTCTATTGCGGACATTGCTAAGAAAATTAAGAACCTCATAAAAAAAGAGGACTGGGAGGGACTTGGGACTTACATTGCATCTGGTATCAATAAAGGATTGCAAAAAATCTATGATGCCATCAATTGGGATAATGTAGGCCCGAAGATTACATATTTTGTGAACGCATTTACACGGACATTCAATAGTCTTGTTGATCACATAGACTGGGATTTAATGGGACGTACTGTGGGTGCAGGTATTAATACAATTGTCAACACACTGAATCTGTTGATAGAGGGAATCAATTGGAAAAATCTTGGTTTAAAAATTGCAACAGGTATCAACGGTTTATTCAATGAAGTGAATTGGAATAATGTAGGGCGGTTGTTTGCGAATAAAATAAATGTTCCGTTTCAAATGTTAGAGGGAGCTGTAAATACTCTTAACTGGGCAAAGATAGGAACGTCAATAAGTGGATTTTTGAATGGTGCGATCAACCAGATAGATGTTAAGTCTATTGGTACAAGCTTATCTGGATTAGCATTAGGAATATTAACAACATTAGATAATGCACTTACTACAACAAACTGGTCACAGCTTGGCACAAAATTAGCAACATTATTAACATCTATTGATTGGGTTGGAATATTTGTTAGTGCAATATCTGTTGCAGGAAAAGCAATCACGGCATTAACACAGCTTGGTGTGTCTTTTATGGATAACTTGGCAAAAGGTATTACAAATGGGACACAGCAGTTTATTAGTAAGGGATTATCAGCATTGACGAGTTTTACTGCAAACTTAAGAAGCAATGCAGGAAAATTAGTAGATTCTGGTTTAAAGCTTATGTTAAATCTTGCAAAAGGTATAGCAAAAGCAATGCCAGACATCATCAAAAATGTACCACAGATTGTGATTAATATTGCAGGCGTTATTAACGATAATGCCCCTAAGATATTACTTGCAGGAGTACAGCTTATCGCAATCTTGCTCAAAGGTCTCATCCAGTCAATACCGACATTGATCGCAAACGTGCCAAAGATTGTGCAGGCAATCGTCAGTGTATTTACAGCTTATAATTGGCTATCACTTGGAAAAAGCCTCATCACAGGTATTAAAAACGGAATTATGAATGCAAAAAATACTGCGGTTGATGCTATGAAGAATACATACAATGGCTTGATTGATGCGATAAAGAATTTACC